GGCCTGGGGGGTTAAGTCGGAGGATGCAGTCAAGCCAGGGGAGTGTAGCCCCCTGCGGGGGAGGGTTCAACCCTTAGATTCTCGCTCGTGGATGAGCCTGTCCAGGCGCGCGGCCTCGTTCAGGTTCCGCCACTGGGCGAGCGTATCGCCCAGGCGGCTGTCCTGGCGGGCAATGGCAAGGCGCACATCCCGCCGGGCGCGGAGGACGCCCAGGGGGACAGCGTCATCCGGGGGAGGTAGGCGCCAGGGCTTCGCGGGGAGGCTCATGGGAGCCTCGGGCGAAACGCGGCTACGTTGCTCAAGCGGGACAGGCGGGCATAGCGGAGCCAATCGCGGGCACCGGCCCGGCTGACGCATATCCGGGCAACGTGGGCCTCCGTCAGCGCATTGGCCACGATGGCGGCAAGGTGCGGGCGATCCACGCGGCCCGTGGGCGTCGTGGATACGTGGCGGGTGAGGGTGGTGGGGGGCATGTGGTCCTCCAGGGTGGTGCGGTTAGGCGTCAAGCAAGCCCTGCACGGTACCGGCCATGACGGGTATCCGCGCGCCGGGTGCGTCGAGGATGGCCTGACATTCGCAGCAGCGCGCAGGCTGATGCAGGCGACCGATGCGCTTCATGGTGTGCGTGCAGCCCGGAGTGGGGCAAGCAATGATCTGGGGGAATGTGCTTGTGCTCATGTCGTCCTCCGTGTTGATGACGGGACTGTAAGGCGTGGCAAAAACGATGTCAACACCCCTTAGCGGGGGGGTGGCTGAAAAAGTTGAAGTCAGGGGAGCGGGATCGTAAGTTATGGCGATCAAGCAAGGGGTTAGATCATGGCTACGCCGCGAAAGAGGCCGGAGGATAAAGTTAAAACAGGGCGGCCATCGTCGTATCTGCCCGAGTATTGCGCGCGCGTGGTGGAAATGGGCGGGCAGGGGAATAGTCCTCTCCAGATGGCCGCAGAACTGGGGGTTTTGAGAGAAACTCTCTACGATTGGGCCAAAATCCATCCGGAGTTTTCTACAGCCTTTACGAAAGCGAAAGAACTTTCCCAGAAATGGTGGGAAGATGCTGGAAAAACAGGCGTTTTCGCGGAGAAGTTCAACGCACAGGTGTGGAAGTTCGTGATGTCCAACCGGTTCAAGCACGATTGGGCCGAGCGCCGGGTGCAGGAGGTGAGTGGGCCGGATGGCGGCCCGATCCAGACGGAGACCAAGGCCCTGGATGTCTCCCGGCTGTCCCGCGAGGAGCGCGATGCCCTGCGGCGCACGCTGCTGATCGCCCTGGGGGAGGGTGAGGGCTAGTGGCGCGCCTGGATCTACGTATCGAGGAGCCCTGGACCAAGGCGCAGACCGAATGCCTCCACGCTATGTGGATGGCCGCCACGGAAGACGGGCGCTGGCAATACACCGTGACCCAGATCGGGGCGCAGCTGGGTCGGTCCCGAAACAGCGTGATCGGGCGTCTGAGACGGACAGGGGCGCCTGGGCGGGTCAATCCCGTCACCAGGGCCGTCATCGCCCCCCAGGCCACTGTAGCCCCGCCTGAGCCCGTGCCCGTGGTCGTCCGGCTGCCCAGGCCGCCCAGGACCGAGATCGTGACCCTCCTGCGGTCCGTGGATCCCTGCCAGTGGCTGGACGGAGACGAGCGGCCCTACACCCAGTGCCAGGGGACGCGGCGCCCTGGTAGCCCGTATTGCGCCGGGCACCACCGCGTAGCCTATCGCGGCGCCCCGCAGGTATCGGTGTGAGGAAGGAAACATGACAGAAGAATTTATCACTGTCCCGCAGGTATTTGACCGGCTGGGATACGAACCGGTGGCACCTGACACCTGGACCGCTGGCGCGCTGGTCCGGGAAGCGTGGCTGGATATGATGGGGCATTACCCAATCAAACAACTGCGCCCAAAAACTAATGGCGGTGGGAGCCATTGCTTCGCTATCTATCCGATAGATTGGTTGCCTAAGATTGAATCCATTGTGCGCTCAGTCGCCCAGCACCAGAAACGGCAAGGCTCGCTTTTCTAATGACTGTGCCGACGGTAGGCAGTTTACGGCTAGATGCCGCGACGGCGTGGAAGACGATCCACGAGATCGAAAAGATTGACCTCGAAGACGATCTCTACGCATTCGTGGAAGCCGCGTGGCCGGCGATCGACAGCGCCAATTTCGCCCAGGGCGGCTACGCCATCCAGGCAGTGTGCGAACACCTTCAAGCGTGCTGCGACGGTCACATACGAAACCTGTTGATCAATATCCCGCCACGCTTCAGCAAGTCCACCATCTGCGGGACCATGTTCCCCGCCTGGGTCTGGGCGCAGCGTCAGCGCACGTCCCTGTCAGGCCCCGGCGCTCAGTTCCTCCACGCATCGTATGCAATGAGCCTATCGGTCCAAGACAGCGTAAAGTGCCGCACGCTCATCCAGTCCGAATGGTATCAAAAGAGATGGGGGGACCGCTTCGCCCTCGTCGGCGACATGAACACAAAGACCCGCTTCCAGAACGACAAGAACGGCGCCCGCATCGCGGTGTCCGTGGGCGGCACGACGACCGGCCTGGGCGGCAACTATCTGATTGCAGACGATCTAAACAACGCCGCCGAGGCCAACAGCGATGCCATGATCGAGTCCGCCATCAACTGGTGGGACACCGCATGGTATAACCGCCTGAACGACCCCGTGACCGGCTGCCGCATCGTCATCGCCCAGCGCCTGTCCGACCGGGATATCAGTGGCCACGTCCTCGAGAAGCAGGTGGGCGCCTGGACGCACCTCTGCCTGCCCATGCGCTTCGAGCCAGAGCGATCGTTCCATACGGTCCTTGTGCCCGCCTGGGCCACGGAGGACGGGGAAGAGATCATATGGGAAGACCCGCGCACCGTCGAAGGCGAACTACTCTGGCCGGAACGATTCCCTGAGAATGAAGTATCTTTGCTAGAGAAAACGCTTGGGCCATACGCCGCCGCCGGTCAGCTACAGCAGCGCCCAGCGCCCAAGGGCGGCGAGATACTGAAGCGGGAATGGTGGCAGCTTTGGCCAGATGGAGCATATCCTCCTATGGACTTCGTTGTGGCCAGCCTGGACACGGCCTACACCACGAAGCAGGAGAATGATTTTTCCGCGCTGACGGTCTGGGGCGTGTTTACCGGGGACACGGTCCATCAGGCCACGCGGGTCATCGGGGCGGACGGGATCGCCGGGCAGGTGGAGCGGATGGTCACCGAGACCGCGCCGCGCCTGATGCTGATGGACGCCTGGGCGGAGAGGCTACAGCTACACGACCTTGTCGTCAGGGTTGCGAACACCTGCCGCAAGATGCGGGTGGACAGGCTCCTGATCGAGGACAAGGCCGCCGGGCATAGCGTGGCCCAGGAACTGCGCCGCCTGTTCGGGCACGAGGATTGGGCGGTGCAACTCGTTAACCCTGGCGCCCAGGACAAAGTTGCCCGCGTTCATTCCATCGTTCACCTTTTCGCCGAGGAGATGATCTACGCCCCCGACCGGTCATGGGCAGATAAGGTAATTACTCAATGCGAAAACTTTCCCAAGGGGAAGCACGACGATTTGGTGGACACCGTTGCGCAAGCGATACGACATGTGCGCGATCTGGGCATGCTGACGCGGGCACCAGAGCGGCAAGCCGAGATCGAGGAGGGCATGCGGCATACGGGTCGGCCCCCGACTGCATTGTATCCAATATAAAGGGATAATGTGAAATTATGCCTATAAAGCTGAACGCTACCGTTGACCCGCATGAAACCAGTTCGCGGCATTGGACCGTGACGGTCTGGGACATAGATGTTGCGGAACGCACGAAAATATATGTTATTGAGGCCGATACTGATACCATGGCCGCCATGGAAGGCATCCGCCGGATGGAGGCGGAATACACCGGAGTAGACAATGGCAGGGCTGAACCCGGACAACATCCGGCTGGACCAGACAGCGCCGTCTGAAGGCCTGGACGACGAACCCGTTCAGGTCGTCGTGGATGAGGGCGTATCTGACACCGACACCCCGGAAATGGATGACGCGGGGAACATTCTCCGGATCAACCACCCGGACGGTTCCGTTACCGTCAGCATCGACGGCAATCCGCTGGAGCGTGCCGGAAAGGCCAGCGCGGGGTGGTTCGACAACCTCGTCGATGAGATCGACGGCATGGAACTGTCCCGCATCAGTGAGGAACTGCTGCGTGGCATCCGGGACGACATGGAGACGCGCAAGGAGTGGATCGAGGATCGCGCCACGGGTCTGAAGCTGCTGGGCCTGAAGTTGGAGGTGCCTGGGATCCAGGGCGCGGCGGACGGCGCCCCGGTGGAGGGGATGTCCAAAGTGCGGCATCCACTGCTTCTGGAGGCCGTGCTTCGCTTCCAGGCCAATGCCCGGTCGGAACTCCTGCCCACCGATGGGCCGGTGAAGATCAGGAACGACAGCAACACCGAAACGATAGGCCAGGAGCGGCTGGCGGACTCCCTGGAGAAAGACCTGAACCACTATCTGACGGCGGTGGCGACTGAGTATTACCCCGACACGGACCGCATGCTGTTCATGCTGGGCTTCGGCGGCACGGCGTTCAAGAAGGTCTATTATTGTCCGCTACGAAATCGCCCGGTGTCCGAAACGGTGGATGCCGATGATCTCATTGTGAACAATGCGGCCACTGACCTGAGCAACGCCAAGCGCATCACGCACCGCGTCTACATGCGGCCCAGCACGGTGAAGCGGCTCCAGATACTGGGCGTCTACAAGGACATGGAGCTGTCCACGCCCAAGTCGGAGGATGCGGACGCCGTCCAGCGGGAGAAGAACGCCCAGCAGGGTATCTCGATGAACGCCGCGAACCCAGACGATCGGGACCGGGAAATCTACGAGTGCTACTGCGAACTGGACATCAAGGGCTTTGAACACAAGAACAGGGGGCGCGAGACCGGGCTTGAGATTCCGTATCGCGTGACCATCGACGCCTCCTCGCGTGAAATCCTTTCGATCGTCAGGAATTACGACGAGGACACCAAGGAACTGCCCGAGGCGCGTGATACGTTTGTAAAGTATACCTTTACGCCCGGCCTGGGGTTCTACGATATCGGCCTGCTGCACATCCTGGGCAACACGACAAACGCGATCACGGCGGCGTGGCGCGAACTGCTCGATGCCGGCATGTATTCCAACTTCCCCGGCTTCCTGTTCGCGGACGTTGGCGCGCGGCAGAACACCAACATCTTCCGCGTGCCGCCGGGCGGTGGGGCGCCGGTCAAGACGGGTGGCATGCCGATCAATCAGGCCATCATGCCCCTGCCCTACAAGGAGCCGTCCCAAGCCCTGATGGCCCTGGTAGGGAACATGGCCGAGACCGGTATGCGGATTGGGGGCACCGGCGAACAGCAGGTCGGTGAGGGCCGTGCGGACGCGCCCGTAGGCACCACGCTGGCCATGATTGATCAAGCGACCAAGGTGCTGAACGCCGTCCACAAACGTCTCCACGCCGCTCAGGCGCGGGAGTTCCAGCTTCTGGCCCGTTGCTTCCAGGAGAACCCGGAGTCATTCTGGAAGCGTATTCGCCGCCCTGCCTATGCCTGGGATGAGCAGACCTTCCTTATGGCGCTGAGCGATGCTGATCTGGTGCCCCAGGCGGACCCGAACACGGCGAGCCATACGCAGCGCGTGATGAAGATCATGGCCCTGAAGCAGCTACAGCAGGGCAACCCCACGCTGTATGATCCAATTGCGATTGATCGTGCCGCTTTGCAGACGATCGGGTGGAACAATCCCGAGCAATTCATGGCGCCGCCGTCTGCCCAGGGCCAGATTCCGCCTGAGTTGCAGAAGCAGATCGCGGAGATGCAGATCAAGAAGCAGGACGCGGATACGAAGTCCAAGATGGTTCAGATCAAGGCTGCGGAAACGCAAGCTAAAGTTATGAACGAAAAGGCCCAGACCGACATCCTGATGCAGAAGGCCATGGGTGAAAGCCAGCAGGGTCAGGAATCCCAGGCTGACATGATGGAGGCTCACGCCAAGATGCTGGCTGCCCAGAACAAGCATCGCGAGGTGTCCATCCGCGCCGCCCAGGCTGCTGTGAACGACGAGAGCCGCGACCGTGATCGGGAGAGCCGGGAGCGCATGGCGGTCCTACAGATGGCCAAGGACATTCTTCTCCACCCGGAAGCGGCGCCTCTTATCCAGCCGCTGCTGAATCGTGAGGGCATTCAATAATGGAAAAAGATGTTCGCCGGGCGCTTTTGATCGCGCGTGGGAAGTATGCAACGGCGGGTGAGGTCCAGTCTGAGGACTACCAGCCATTCAACTATCTGCCGCCACCCACGCCTGTTGCTGCGCCGGCGTCGTCTGCGAATACGGCGTCTAATACGACAAGCGGTAAAACTTCATCGCCTACGTCTCAAAAGAAAGTGCCTGATGATTTGGCAGCTAAGTATGCGGGCCTTTTCGGGGAAAATGCTGGCGACCCGCCGTCCACGTTGCCGATCCAAGAGCCGCTGCCAGCAGTGACGGTAAACTATCCGAACCTGATGCCGCCCGGTATGGGCATGATCACGCCCGCATCCGCCCCTGGTGGGGGCCTGCCCAACGTGCCGGGCTTCATGGCTGGCCCATCGGGCTTTGGCAGCCTCGTGCCTGCCCAGGCAAGCCTCACAGCGCCGTTCAGCGGGGTGACGGGCGCCCCCAACCTGGGCGCCCCCACGCCGTCTGTAGGGGCTTCTGGCGGCTTTAATCCCTCCCTCGCCCAGGCCATGTTCAACGCGCCAGCCGCTGCGGTGCCGAAGCTGATTGAGCCCACGACGAACCCGTCTGCGCCTAGCGCGACCACTGCGGCGGACGCTGCGGCTAAAAACGTCTACGAGCCTATTGAGGGATCCGGGACGACATCGGAGTCTGATGGCCCCGGCTCTGAAGAATCCCGTGGCGGATCTGTTGGGTTCGCCTCCGGCGGCCACGTTGGCCACGTCCACGTCATGGACCCGCATGACCTGCCGGGCATCCACGTCCGGACGGCGCATACGTTTGCTGCCGGCGGCACTGCGGACAACCCGGACGAGGGTGAGGGCTTTGACGCCTACCATGGCAGCCCGCATGCGTTTGAAAAGTTCGATCTGGGCAAGATCGGCACGGGCGAAGGCGCCCAGGCTTACGGGCATGGGATGTATTTTGCGGAGAACGAGGGGATTGCGCGATCTTATAGGCGCATGTTGTCCAAAGGGCCTCCCGGAAGAACAACTACAATTCTCGCTGGGAAGCCCGTTGAAGATTTATTTCCAGATGCTCCTTCTACTGTTAAGGCGCTGATTGCAGGCGGATTGATTGGCAATGAGGGAGATGTTGATCGGACCCTTCATAATTGGAAATCACGCGGCACGCCGCTTTCTATGATGGCGCATGAAAGGCTAGCGCCATATGCTGGTCAAAAAGCAGAACTACCGCCCGAACCCGGCCACCTCTACCACGTCCGCATCAAGGCGAACCCGGAGCATTTCCTTGATTGGGACGCGCCGCTGAGTGAGCAGCATCCGAAGGTGCGGGAGGCCTTGGAAAACTTTCATGGAGAAACATCGGGATATCATTCAGAAAAACTGCATCCTTCTCTCACCGGAGAGCAGTTGTATCGTGGTGCTGCAATAAAATTTGGTAGAACAATAGAAGAAAACGCCCCCAAAGTTGCCCAAGCCCTCCACGCCGCCGGAATCCCCGGCATCAAGTATTGGGATGCGGGCTCGCGCGCCCAGGGCCAGGGCACGCGGAACTATGTGATCTTCAATCCCGATATCATCCACGTTAAGCGCCGGTATGCCGATGGGGGCCTTATCCAGGACAAGTATCCCACGCACTACATGCCCAATGTGGGGCGGCAGGTGATGGCGGATGGGGGTGATCCGGGGTCTGATCCCATGGTGCAGAAGGCCATGGATGTAGCCCAGCAAACACAACCCAGCCCAGTGGAAGGGGCGATGGGGGTGGCTCGGGCTATTGCCAAGCCTGGGGCGCGTAGATTTGAAATTGCACCGCCCCGTGGAGCCGTGCCTGCGGCAATGAGTGCGAAGGCCCAGAATCTGACTGAGCCTGGGAGCGTAAATATTAAGTCTTTGGCTGAAGCGTTTAAGAGGGCTATTGATAACCATCTGTCCCTGCCTCCAGCGGAACAAATGGCAAACTCTCGGCAAGCGGAAAATAACGTAGCCAAGTTTGTTGGACGCGGGAAAACCGGCAAAATCAATTCAGTTTTGACTGCAAATAAAAAGCTGATGAAGGCTCAAACTGCTGGTGAAGGGGAAACCCCACTGACCCTTCCTGATGGAAGAACTATTGAAATGACTGGGCTATCCCTGATGCCGGATTACCGTGAAGGGCAATTCAGGGTTTGCGGCAATAGCGGCGTTTGTCGTGACCTTTGTCTTGGAAAAGAGTCTGGACAATATCGATTCGACCCGACGGCTACGCAGGCCGAGATGCCAACGACAAAAGAACAAATGGCGGAAGCGGCTGGTAAACCCCGAATGGCCGCGCTAAAGCGCACCATAGCAATGCTGCGAGATCCTGAGAGTTTTGCTGTATACCTTCATGAATTGATTGATGGCGCACAACAACAAGCGGAGCGCCGTGGCAGCCATCTTGGTGTTCGGTTGAATGTTTTGTCTGATTTATCCCCTAAAATTTTGGAACCTATCATCAAGGCGAACCCCAGGGTTTCGTTCTATGATTATACAAAAATGAACTATGACCCTGTCGCGTCCAACCATCACTATACCTACTCGTCTACAGGTCTATCTCAGTCAGAGCGTGGGGTTGAAAATCCATTCTCTAATTGGCGTCAGATGCGTGAACGGTTGAACCAGGGCCACAACGTGGCTATGGCTTTCGCTCACGGGAAAAGTGATGCGTTCCCTCATACTATCCATGATGAAGAAACCGGCCATCAATATCGTGTAGTCAGTGGCGATGAGCATGACTTCCGCCCCATGGATATGGTGCCTGAAGGAGAGCGTGGCGTTATCATTGCTCTTAAGAATATGGCGGCATCCAATTCTGACTACAAATATAAAAACGCGGCGCGTGGTTCTCATGGGTTCTTTATTCATCACGAACCTGACTTTGAAAAAACTAAAGCCGGAACCTTTGCCAAAGATGAGAATGGCAATCGCATTCCCAGGAATACTGTTTATACAGTGCCTGTTCAGCCGCAGAAGCGCGGCACGGCTGCACCACCTCAAGGAGGAGAAACTCAATGAAAAACCCACCGCCTGTTGGGCAACTTCATCCGGAAGATTTTGTTCAACAGTTTCATAACGCTCATATGTTTGAGGAGCCAAAAGAGGGTGATGAATATCCCACTGCTCTAGGCTCCGTTCTTCGTCATGGTAAGCAGTTTGCTTCTGGTGGCTCTATTAAAAAGCCGGTTGAAGACCCCGCCACTATCCTCCGGGCGCTGGCCCTCTCACGCTCCATCACAAAGGGAACCTGACCATGAGCGTTTCTACCGCTAAGGCCGCCCGTGCGGCAATGAAGGACAAGGCGCAGCGCCTTGCCAGGAAGCCGTCCAAGGTAAAGACCCAAATTGATATGGGGTCCATGGATGCGGCCCAGCAGGGCGCCACGGCCAAGACGCAGAAGGCATATCGCACGGCGCGCAAGGACGGGGGCAAGGTTCATGGTAAGGCGGCCCCCAAGCGCGCGGATAAGGTGCAGCGCATCAAGAAGCAGGACGCCGGGCCAGTGACGGGACGGGGTCTTGTTCCTAGTGGAATGAGCAGTGATCAAGCGGATGCACGGCGTCCGGGGCCACGGGATGCGCTAAACGCTTTGCAGTTTGGCGCAGGCACATCTCCGACGGAGATTTCCGGTGGGACTGGCGCGCCGTTCCGTGGGTTCCCCCCTATCCGTGGGCAAACTCGCGATCTTGTTGAAGTGATGCCACCTCGCACTGGGGGTTTGGTCCCAAAAGCTGCTGCCGCAACTGCAGCGCAGTTGGCTAATGCTGCATTGCAACGCGAAGGTGCGTCCCCTGATGCGACTTCAAGGTCAACACCGCGAGTGGATTTGGGCTCTAAACCATTTTCTGACTTCAATCCTAACATACCCACGCTAGAGCGGACGGCTCCTGACAACGCGGCTCCTATTGCCCGCGCGCGTCGTGCTGCCGCCGCCCCTGCGACCCGTGAACCTACTGCTGATGAATTGATGGACTATTACAACATCAAAGGTGGCCGGGTGAGCAATGAGATGGCTCAGTTGGCGGCAATGCGTAATCGTCCGGGAAACGCTGGCCCCATGAAGCGCGGCGGCGCTGCCAAGAAGAAGACCGCCAAGAAGACGGCCAAGGGCCGGTAACCGAGCGAAACAGGAGATAGAACATGTCCGCTCAAGCTAAATCCGCCCGCGCCGCACTGAAGGCAAAGGCACGCCGTATGGCTGGCGAAAAGGCCAGCAAGGTGGATGCGTCTGACTACACCATCCCGGATGACATGCACGCCGAGGCCCCGACGGGCATGCGGCCCGTGTCCAAGCGCGCCTACAAGCGGGGCGGCAAGATCGGCATGGAAGCCAAGGGCGACAAGGCTGTGGCGCGTGCTGACCGCACCCCGCGCAAGGACGGTGGTCGTCTGGTTGCCCGTGACATCGCGGAGGCCAAGGTCAACCGGAACGTGAAGGACGCCAATGAACTCCGCGAGGGTATCAAACACGTTGGTGGTCTGAAGCGTGGTGGACGTGCTCATAAAATGGATGGCGGCATGCTGCCTCCGCAACGCCTTTTGCGGACTGATGCTGATTCCGGCATCCCCACGTCTCGCCGTGGCGTTGTTTTCAAGAAGGGCGGCAAGGTTGGTCACATGGAGTGGGAACACTCCAAGGAAGACCTTTCCCAGGACAAGAAGCTGGCCAAGAAGCATGGTATGTCCATGGCCAAGTGGGAGAAGTCCAAGCTGGACGAAAAGCACGATGCCCAGCAGTCCATGAAGGGTCTGAAGAAGGGCGGGCGGGCGCATCGCGAAGACGGTGGCGGTCTGAAAGAATCCCGCAAGTCCATCCCGGCTAGGGATCTTTATGAGAATCCGCCACGCTCAACTGATCCTCGTCAGTTTGAGCGCGAAGGCCTTTTCAACAATGTTGCGGAAAAGCCAGACATCGCAGTGCCGGTTACGCGCAAGTCTGGCGGTAAGGCCGAGAAGTGGATCCAGGGCGCTATCAAGCACCCTGGCGCGCTGCGTAAGGCCCTGCATGCCAAGGAAGGCGAGCCCATTCCGGCCAAGAAGCTGGCTAAGGCTGCCCAGAGCGACAACCCCACCATGGCCAAGCGCGCCCGTCTGGCTCAGACGCTGAAGCGTATGGGCAAGGCGGACGGGGGTGAGGCGCCTGACATGGATTACGATGATAAGTCTCGCAACAAGCCAAGCGCGGCTGATCAACAGTTTATCCAGCAAATGACGCCTCGTATGCTTGATTTCTATTCACAGCAGATGGGGCGTAAGTCTGGCGGCAAAGCTGAACACCCCAAAAGCTGCGCCTGCAAGATGTGCGCTGGTGGCCGTATGGGCCGTGCCACGGGTGGCCGGGCCAAGGGCAAGACCAACATCAACATCATGATCTCTGCCGGCCCCAAGGGGCAACAGCAGGGAATGCAGCCGGGTATGCCGCCCATGGGTGGGCCGGGGGCTATGCCGGTGCCGGTCCCGCCGCCTCCGGGCGCTGGTGGCCCGCAGGGTGGTGGTGCGCCGATGCCGATGCCGATGCCCATGCCTATGCCCATGCCGCAGCCTGGGCCGGGCGCTGGGGCTCCGCCGATGGGCCGCAAGGCCGGCGGGCGCGTCTACCGGTCCTACAAGGACATGGACGCGGGTTCCGGTAGCGGCCTGGGCCGCCTGGAAAAGACTGAAGTCGCCGCGCGCAAGAGCAAGCGCGGCTAAGACCTCGCCTCCAGCGGTTCCTCCACCCACTGGGGGCTGAGACCGGCGGCTAGTGGGCTTCCTTCCCCCTGCTAGCCGCCAGAGTCTACCTGGGAAGGCCCAGGGAAGAGACAGATGCAAACTTATCAGTCGCGATTTGAAATTGAACTCAGAAAACTTGTAACAAACAAGGTCAATGATTATAAAGATCAACTAGCAGCGGGGTTGGGGGTCAACGATTACGCTGCTTATCGCCAGATTGTCGGGGCGATTTCGGGCCTCGACATGATTATTGATCTTTGTGACGAGGCAAATGAAATTTGCCGCAAGCGCGAGAGCGGGCTTTAGTGGAAGGGAAGAAAAATGAGCAATATCATGCGGATGGAGCATGATGAAGACCCAGCAAAAAAGATCTGGAAAGAGATCGGTAAGCTGGATGACATTGATATCTTTAACAATCAGGTGCTTGTTGCAGTCTATATTCGTCCCAACCGGACGAAGGGCGGTATTTACCTGAGTGATAACACCACGGCAGAGGATCGTTTCCAGGGAAAGGTGGGAATGATCGTGAAGATGGGGCCGTCTGCCTTCGTCGACCCTGACCAGAAGTGGTTCAATGGCGTCAAAATGGACGTTGGAAACTGGATTTTCTTCCGTCCGTCGGATGGTTGGCACGTCACGGTCAACGGTGTGCTGTGCCGCGTCGTGCAGGACATTGATGTGAAGGGCAAAGTGCCTGCCCCCGACACAGTTTGGTGAGGTGATTCATGTCAGAAAGCACTGAACACAAGAATTTGGCGCCTGAAGAAGACGTGGTTCTTGAAAAAGAGCCCGAAATTGTCGTTCAGGACGCTGTAGAGGCGTCAGGCGGCAATGGAAGCACCGAAACAGAAGCCCCGTCGGTCGAGGATACGCTTGCAACCCTTCGACGGCAGCTTGATGAGGAGCGATCCAAGCGCCAGTTCGCTGAACGAGCCGCTCAGGAAGCTGCCGCCAAGGTTTTTCAGGCCGAAACCGAGGTTGAAGACAACAATCTCCACCTGATCAACAATGCCATTGCCACCGTGAATGCCAATCAGAACATCCTGAAGGGCAATCTGAAGGTGGCTATGGCCAGCCAGGACTACGATGCCGTTGCGGAGATACAGGAGGAGATCGCGGCCAACCGCTATCGCCTGGAACAACTCAATACCGGCAAGCAGTCCCTGGAATCCCAGCCTCGCCGGGAACCTCCGCGCCCGGTTATGGACCCAGTGGAGCAATTTGCGTCCCAACTGAGCCCACGGTCGGCAGCCTGGGTGCGAGCCCACCCGGAATGCGTCCGTGATCAGCGTATGATGCAGAAGATGCTGGCTGCACATAACATGGTGACAGCGGACGGGGTCCAAGTTGACTCCGACGACTACTTCACGGGGGTTGAGCGGCTCCTGGGCATCCAGGCCCAACCCAGCGCATCCACGGAAGCGGCGGAAGACCCGACATCCAGTGCGGCCAAGGTCGTGTCTCGGCGTTCTGCCCCGGCAGCGGCGCCGGTCAGCCGGTCTGGCAATGGCACGGGCACCACAAATGGCCGCGTGACCGTGGTCAGCCTATCCCAGGCCCAGAAGGAAGCCGCCGCTGACATGGGCATGTCCTATGAGGAATATGCCCGCAACCTGACTGCACTGAAGCGTGAAGGGAAAATGCACTGATGGAACCGACACTTGTTCGCCCGGCGCGCCGTGGGCGCCCTGTGCGTGTGAAGCCCGCCGCGCCACAGAGCCCGGCAGAGGCTGTCTTCGGGGATATCCAGGTCAATACCGCTCCCGTTGCCCCGGAAGCGCCTGTGGCGGCCCCTGAGCGGCCTGCGATGCGCCCTGTGATGCGTGAGGAAGACCCGCGCGCCCGTGCGGCCCGTCGTGCGGCTGAACTCCGTGGCCACCTGGGCGACTTGGATGAAGGCACCGACGAGTTCTACATCGACCCCGATTCCGTGCCGGATGGCTGGTCCTACGAATGGAAGCGGAAGACAGTCTTCGGGGCCGAGGATCCGGCTTATACCGTGGCGGTGGCCCGGCGTGGCTGGGAAGCGGTGCCGGCGGATCGTCACCCTGAGATGATGCCGCGCGGCATGACGGCGGCCACGATCGAGCGCAAGGGCATGGTCCTGATGGAGCGCCCCAAGGAAATCACGAACGAGGTCCGTGAGAACGACAAGCGGGCGGCCCGCCGGGCTATCCAGGCGAAGGAAGAGCAGCTTCGCAACGCGCCGCAGGGCCAGTTTGACCGGGATCACCCCCAGACTCGCCCGCGTCTGAACAAGAGTTACGAGCCTATGCCTGTGCCTGACGATAAGTAAAAACGAGGGGAATAGGCTTATTGGAAAATAAGCCTTTTCTTTCTCTATGTTTTCTGCTTATTGTTTCATTGCGGCCTTCCCCGGTGCGAAGGCTATATCCCAAAATTGTTTCTAATCTCCCCGGCGGCGATGACGAAACTCCTCACGGAGAACTGTCGTGGCGAATACGAATGCGCCCTTCGGCTTCCGCCAGTATTCTGGGAATGGTTCCGCGCCGACCTATGAACAGGTTGCCGTGGCTATTACTGCTGGTGCAAGCAACATCTTCTATGGCGACCCGGTGACGGCTCAGAGCGATGGTTCCATCGCCCAGTCCGCTTCCACGGGTGGCTCCCCGGCTGCCGCTGGCATTGCTGGTGTGTTCACTGGCTGCAAGTATCTCTCCACTGTGTCCAAGCGCACGGTGTGGTCCAACTACTATCCGGGCGGCTCTGACCCGGTGGCAGGGTCCATCGAGGGTTACATTGTGAATGACCCGAATGCCCGCTTCACGGCTCAGGCTGATGGCACTGGTCTTGCCGCTTCTGATGTGAACGCCACCGTCGGTTTTGTGATCGGCTCTGGCAACACCAGCACGGGCATTTCCGCTGCCTATGTTGACTCCACCACTCTGGGGACCACCGCGAACAACCCGTTCCGTGTTGTTTCTATCATCAATGCCCCGCCCGGCGCCAATGGCACGCTCGCCAATGGTCAGGCGTATGATCAGGTTGTCGTGGCGTTCAACAACGTCTCGACGCGCAACCTGACCGGCGTGTAAGGAGTAAGCACCCATGGCTGGTAATCTTTCCGCCATCAAGGATCTGCTCCTGCCGGGCCTTCGTGGTATCGAAGGCAAGTATGAGCAGATTCCGTCGCAGTACGACAAGATCTTCACCAAGTACAACTCCAAACTGGCTCTGGAACGCACCGCTGAAATGCGCTTCCTGGGTCTGGCGCAGTTGAAGACCGAAGGTGGCCAGACCTCCTTCGATAATGCTGCCGGTGAGCGTTTCGTCTACAACCAGGAACACAACGAAATCGGCCTGGGGTATGCTATCACCCGCAAGGCGATTGACGACAACCTGTACAAGACGCAGTTCCAGCCGTCGAACCTGGGCCTGATCGAGTCCTTCCATCAGACGAAGGAACTCTACGGTGCCAACGTCATCAACACCGCTTCTACCTACAATTCTGCGGTTGGTGGTGACGGCAAGGCTCTCTGCGCCACTGACCATCCGATTGATGGTGGCACGGTTGCCAATCGCCCGACGACCGACGTGGACCTGAACGAGGCCACGCTGCTCAACGCGATGATTGCCATCCGGACGAACTTCAAGGATCAGGCTGGTCTGAAGATCTTCGCCCGTGGTCGTCGCCTCATTGTGCCGCCGCAGCTTGAGCCGGTTGCGATCCGCCTGACGAAGACGGAACTGCGTCCCGGCACTGCCGACAACGACGTGAACGCTATCATGTCGACCGCTGGCGGCCTGCCGGAAGGCTACATGGTCAATGACTATCTGACCTCGGCCTTCGCGTGGTTCCTGCTGACCAACATCGAGGGCCTCTCCTACATGGAGCGTGTCGCCTTTGAAACGGACATGCAGGTAGACTTCGTGACCGATAATCTGCTCGTAAAAGGTTACGAGAGATATGGGTTTGGCTACTTCAATTGGCGTGCGATCTGGGGAACCTTCCCCACGTCGTAACTGGACCCTACGCCCCTCTCCCTTGTGGAGAGGGGTTGTTAACTGAAGGAGAGTAAAATGGGTGCTACCCACTTCAGCGGTCCGGTTATCGCGGGTGATCTGCAACAGGGTGAGACCAACGGCCCCAACCAGGGCAATGTGATTCTTTCCCAGTCTACGTCGATCACTCAGAATAGCACGACTGCTGTATCTTCCACGCTCTACATCCCGGCTGGTTCGCAGATCATTAGCTTCAATGTTGATGTTCTGACGGCGTTCAATTCCGCTACGTCGGCTACCCTGACGATCGGCACGGCGGCTGCTGGCACGCAGTATGTTTCTGGCATCAACGCCAAGACTGCGGGGCGTGCGACTATCACTTACACGGCTGCCCAGCTTGCCGCGATGAATGGCGAGACCGTTCTTGGCGCTGCCGCGCCGACGACTGCGCCGGTTGTTGTGACTGTGACCCCGAGTGGCGCGACATCTGCTGGCTATGTTGTCGTCACCATGCTTTATGTCCAGCAGTAAGGAACTGAGCCATGAAGGGTAAGAAGGCTGCTGATAAGCCGGTGACCAAGGCCTACGCTGGCGGCGACAGCAATGTGGCCAAGGCGTCCCGCGCGGGTGACGATGGCTTCAAGCGTGGCGGCAAGGTGAAGAAGTCCGCTGGCAAGATCCACGGCGACGAGGCCATGAAGAACGCGGGTCGCAAGCCCCGTGCGTCTGGTGGCCGCCTGATGTCGTCTGCTGCCGGTGGCTCGCCCCGCAAGGCTGCGGAACACTACTAAGCCGTGATGCCGGGTTGGGCGTGATAAACGGGGGCCGCGTGCCCCCGTCTTTCCATCGAGGCTATAAATCCCTTCGTAAGTGGGAAGGCGGTTGATATAATCGGCCATCGGCGTAGCCGGGCATAGTAACGAGGTGTTCTGATGAGAACCATTCAAGTGTCTGTTGGCCCGTTGGCTGCGGCAAGTGCCACTGCTCTACGGACGGCAGCATCCATTTCTGTGGCGGGGACCGTGGCTCTCAATGGCGCGCTGGTTTCTGGCGGCGTTGCCACGCTGGATAATCCCCGCAGGATTCTGTTTACGTCTTCGGGCAATGACTCTGGCATTACCTTCACGGTGACAGGCACGACGTTCGCGGGTAATTCGGCATCTGAGGTCGTGACGGGTGGGAATGCGACCACGGCCACCACGGTCCTGGACTATGCCACTGTGACCAGTATCGTGGCTTCCGGGGCTTCTGCTGGCACGGTCTCGATCGGCACCAGTGGCATTGCTGGTAGTGCATGGGTAAGGTTGGATGAGTGGGCTTCTAATTACACGTCTATCCAGACCAATGTCACGGGCACTGTGAACTACACGATACAGCAGACTTTGGATGATCCGAATGACCCGGATTTCCCTGTTGCGTTGGCTAATATAAACTGGATCAACAGCAATGACACCGCTGTTGTCGGTGCTACGACTAGCCATCAGTCCAATTACATTTTTACGCCGAAGTTTGCCCGTGTGCTGTTGAACAGTGGCACGGGTTCTGTGGCGGCGATCTTCGCTCAGTCTGGAGTGGTTAATCTATGACCGGTTTTTCTCTCGGTGGTGGCTTCCTCCTGGCTTCTGGAACTATGACTGTTGGTCTTGATGTATCTGGCGGTCAGCCGGGTGTGACTCCCATTGACGGGACCATCACCGATCCAGGCAGCGGTGGCGGCGGTCGGCCCTCCCAGGGTCGCGGCGGCGGTGCCGGCGGTCAGCCCTCCCAGGGTCGCGGCGACGGTGGCAACCCCGGATGACCACTAGCGGCACATATACGTTCGACCCTTCACTCGGCGAACTGACGATCTACGCCTACAACCAGATCGGCATTCGGGCGACCTCGCTTGTTCAGGAACACCTGACCAGCGCGCGAATGGCGACGAATATGATGCTGTCGCGCTGGTCGAACCAGGGCGTGAACCTGTGGGCTGTGGATCTTGTGACTGACACCCTGGTTCAAGGGCAGGCGTCTTATCCGGTTGATCCCAGCACGGTCATGATCCTGGATGCCTACGTGACCCAGACGACGGGGTCTTCGCAGCCGATCGACCGAGTGATCATGCCGGTCAGCCGCACGGAATATGCGTCCTACCCCAATAAGACCCAGCAGGGGTTCACCACGACGTTCTGGTTTGATCGTCTTCTGAACCCCACGATCACGTTGTGGCCTGTGCCGGATGGCACCAGCGCGCAATACCTGAAGTATTACCGGGTGCGGCAGCTTCAGGATGCCAATCTGGCCAATGCCCAGACGTTGGATATCCCGTATCTGTGGCTGGAAGCCTTCGCGGATGGGTTGGCGTATCGTCTGGCACGCATCTGGACGCCTGAGAAGGCTCCGTTGTGGAAGCCTATCGCGGATGAGTCCTATCAGGTGGCTGCCAACCAGAACGTGGAGAATGTTCCCACGTATGTGTCGCCCCTGATTGCGGGATACTTCAGGCCCTAATGGCATACGCATCTCGTCAAGGCCGGGCTAGAGTATCATCCTC